TGCAGTACGAGCAAAGTAAGTACGTGTCTTATCTGCTATCTCATCCTTAAGCGATTCTACAATAGCACCTGTGCTAGATGCTTCACTATACCCTGCCAACTTCTTAGCGGCAACTACGTCACCACCTGCTTCATCAAACAGTACTTCTAAGAACCGCTGCTGGTTTTCTGTTAGTTGTCTGGTCATTGTAACGTCCTTAAGTAAATTAAACCAACAAGACTACCCGTAATAACTAGGAACAACACAAACCCTGCTCCCCACTCTATTAACTTACGCTGCATCTCTATTCGTTTATGATCGTGTTCTTTCTTTTGTTTACGAATATCAGCCTCAATACGTAGAAGCTCATCCCAGTGTGAAGGACCATACATAACACAGATGTAATCCTTCAGTTCCTTACGCATAGACTCAGCTTTCTTCTTAGCTGCGAATATCTCCATTGCTTCTGCTTGAACGCCACCACCAAGGGTTTTATACCAAGGTGGTTTAGCGTTCTGTCTGTCAGCAAAGTCTAAGTCACTTATAGCACCAGCCCATTGTGTTAGCTGACCGCCCATGTCTTGTAAGTCCTTACCTACCGCAATGCCCTTCTTAAGAGCGTTAAATGCGGTAGTTGCTAAACCTATAGCGGTTACTGGATCTATCACTGTAGGAACCCCCTCTTCTAAGCCCACTACCTGTCTGTCTATCTGTATCACCTGATGATACATTAGCTAAAACAGCTAAACTTAGAATAAGGGGAAACTCCTTATTTAACCTCACTGTTCGTTGCCGTATACACGATTGTATATCTCTCCTCTTGATATACCTATATCGTGTAGCTCTTTGCTAGACATATTCTTTAAAACCCAGTAGTCTGCTCTACGCTGCTGATGGTTCTGAATACGTGTTAGTAAATTCTTAAACATTGCACTATCTCCTTATGTTGTGTGTGCGGAGATAGTTATACTTATATATTAGTTATGTAGTAGATATAAAATGTACATACCCGTTATGCAAATCTGTTAGGGTTATAGAACTCTTTACCTGACAGGAATACTTCTAGTGCACCACTAGCACCATCAAATGCTGTTATCTTATCACCTGCATGTAAGTATATCCTGTCTGACGTTATAACGTTATACACATCTTTACCTGCAATAGCTTTATCATTTAATATATGATGATACGCATTTGTTTCTGCGTGATACCACTGTAAGCTTACATTGTGAGTAGCTGCATCCCCATTCGTTATATGCAAAAAGTCTATCTCTGCATCAAAGTTATTAGGACACGTATATATAACATTAGAATTAGCACCACCTGATGTGGCGGTAACTGTCAAGCCTTTTGTTACAGTGTTATAATCACGAGTTTGCACCATATTACTTCTTCTTAATAGCCTTCTTGACAGTCTTAACTACCCAAGCCTCATTTACATCAGGTGTACTGGGATCATCAGCAATGAAATGTCCATTCTCGTCACGCGCCCGTACCATTTCCAGAGTCTCTTCATGTTTAGGTTCCTCTTTCTTCGTAGCCTTTTTAGCACGTGGCTTAGGTGTTTCAGTCATAGCTGCTTCAGCTTCTTGACAGATAGCTGTTACATTAGGGTCTTTACTCTGTACGTTACCGTAGTTGTCTTCACCTGCAGCCTGATTACCTGTAGAGTCCCACACATAGCCATGCTCATCTACACGATAGCCTTTATCTTCAAGTGCTTCTTTGTATTTATGGTAGTACTTCATTACTTACCCTTCTTAATAGGACGTGCTGCTGGTACATCTGCACCACACAAACCACCCTTGTTGTAGCCTGTCTTCTTCTTAGACATACCACCGTAGGCCATACCAACACCCATCATGTCTTTCTTCTTACTCATACCACCCATCATGTAACCCATCTTCTTAGCTACTTCTGGTGCTTCTTTCTTTAATGCTTTCATGCCTTTGTTCATTGTATTATTAAACCTCTTCCATCATTGTTTCTTTACAATCCCATGCTTGACAGGACTTCTCTTGACTACACACAAACTTAAACTTAGTACAAGCACCTAAGCCTGACTCAATATTCAACGCTTTTAAAGTACGAGCACTATTGTCAAAGTAATCACAGTTACCACAAGTCTTAAGAGCAGCAGTCTCAGTATCTTTATCCCAAGCCTTGCCTAACTCTTCTGCAGATTCACCATACATCCAGTATGTCTCTGCACGATCTTTATTCTTAGGGTCTACCTCTGGTGGCTCCCCAAGCATTAAACTCATGCCTACCATCATTTTTTTATCCTACGCTGTGTTGTCTTTTTTACAGTGCCACCTTTGTTCATTTGTCTTTTTTTACCAACAGAAGACAACGCACCTTTATTTATTTGACTAGCTGTACCATCAGGTTTAAACATACCGCCGCCGCCACTAGTAACACGTTTTACTTCTTTAATGCTTACTCTAGGTTGAGGCATATCATAATCTAATCCTCGTGCAGCATTAGCTTTAGCTTTAGCAATTTTGTCACTCTTTCTTGCTATTTTGCTCGCTTCTTCTGCACTGGATGCAGTTACTTTTACAGGAGTGCTAACATAACCAGAAGGAGCATATTTAACTGCACCTGTCTTAGGGTTTCGTTTACTGGGAACACGTATTTGAAACTGTACTTGATACTCTGCCATGTTATACTACTTCCTATACTTCGCTGTCTTCTTAGCTATCTTCTTTGGTTGAGATACAAATTGCTTACCTGCCTTCGTACCCTTACGCTTAGCTGCACTTGTAGCAGCGTATTCAGCAGGTGTAAGAGCATCCCTAGCTTTCTTGGGTAGGTAACGCTCACCTGTAGCTTTCTTACCTTGAGTAGAGGGCTTACCTGACTTAGTACCCCACTTCTCATTGCCCCACTTCTTGAGTGACTTCTGAGGAGCTTTCACGACTTGTAGCCCCCACCCTTAGCTTTGTATTGCTTAGCTACCATCTGAGCCTTACGTGCTGACCACTGTCCAGGCTTTCCACCCTTACCACCCGCCTTTACTTTAGCTACGAGGTTCTTACGCATACTAGGCTTAGTGTAGTTACCTGCAGCGTTGACTGTACTCTTACTCTTCTTTTGCATTGTTAAACACTCTTACTAATTTGATGACACTGAGGATTAGCATATAAACCCTGCTTCATCATATTAGCTGCTATCTGTTTAGTTTCATTAACACAAGACTCTTTACTGTAGAACACATCAGGCTTAGCTACGATCTGACACGACATAGCTGAAGGATTAGCACACATTAATATGATACCTACCCACATGCTAAGCTACAATAAAGTTAACTATCTGACCGTCAGGCTTACGTAGCTTATTAGGGTCAGGGTTATAGGCGTACATCTGATTAACTAACTTCAAGTCCTCTACAGGTGTGTCAGGCGTAACTAGGTTAGGCTCTGGCTTCTCTTCTATGTTATTCCTGTGTGACCTATCTTTATCAGCTTTCTCAAACACGATATTCTCATGTGTCTGGAAAGGCATACTAGGTAAAGGCATATGAGAGATAAGAGTCATTCTACTACAAGCTCCTTAGTGCCAAACACTCTCTCGTATGTCATATCATTGCTGTACTCTTCAGCCCATCTATTCTCAGTAAACGTAGCAAACTCTATCAACGCTTCTAAGTCAATATCCATAGAGTTCATGTAAGTCTTCATATCTACAACATCTTGCTGTAACACCTCAATAGTGTGAGCCTGTTTAGATACCCACCACACAGCAGCTACAAGCTGTATAGCCATCGCTGCTACAAGGGCTACAGGAAGTTTAAGATCAGTCATAGCTACCACTTTACTTTATCAGCCCAGTATGCTGCGCTAGTCTTGCCTTTAGCAATGTTCTTAGCATGGCGAGCCTTAAAAGACTTCTTACGTGCTTTCTCTCCTGCTGACTTAGGGTTTTTACCTGCACCACTAACTCCTTGCTGACCAAAACGTATAGTCTTAATAATATCACCTTCTTTAGCTACAACTACGTGTGACTTAGTAGGGTGATCAGGAGTACGCTTAGGCTTGTTAAAACCTGATACACCAGCACGTTCTAGTCTAGAATCTCTAGCCATACTATTTCTTACCTG